CAGCAAGAGCAGCAAGAGCAGCAAGAGCAGCAAGAGCAGCAAGAGCAGCAAGAGCAGCAAGAGCAGCCGAAAAAAAATAACAAACCCAAGCCTCAAGTTAAGTAAGGTGAAGCCATGCTGCTGACTCTGGATGAAATCAAAAGGCAGTGCCGCCTGGAGAATGACTTTAAGGAAGAAGACGAACTACTGGAACTGCTGGCGCTTGCAGCAGAAGCAAAGGCAACCACCTACCTCAACCGGAATCTTTATAAGACCAATGACGAAATTCCTGCTCTTGATGAGGATGGCATGGTCATAACTGAAGATATCCGCCTGGGGTTGCTGATGCTTGTCAGCCACTGGTACGAAAACCGCAGCTCTGTATCTGAAACTGAAAAATCAGAAACACCAATGGCTTTTGAATTTCTGCTGAAGTCACGCCGGCTTCCCGTTTCCGGGTTCTGATTATGAAACTACGTTCAACGCGTACAAGTGCCGTTTATATCCTTCCCGATCCCGGGGAACTTAACAGGCGAATAAAACTGCGTTTAAGGGAGGACATGCCGGGCGGCGATTATGGCAGCGAGCCTGTTTACCGGGTAAACAGAGACGCATGGGCAAAGATTGATCAAGTCGGCGCAACCACGTTACGTGAATCCGTGCAGGTGGACAATATCGTCACTCACAACATTACGATCAGATACCGCCGGGAGATAACTTCTGATTATGAAGTGGTGGATGATCTTGGCATCGTTTATCGCGTGAAACGTCAACGGGATTTGAATAATGAACGGCGCTTTTTGTTGCTTGAGTGCGAAGAGCTTGGCGTTTATTCGGACAGTGGAGGGGGAAATGACACAACCATTTTTACACGTTGATTTTCTTCAGACTAACGGACTCGAATTCAACAGGTCCCGGGTCCGCAGGGCGTTTGTACGTATAGGCCAGGTTCATATGCGGGATGCACGCAGACTGGTCATGAAGCGAGGACGGTCGGAGCCAGGTGATAACCCTCGTTACCGCTCGCGCCGGTTAGCGCGGTCAATTGGTTATATGGTGCCTAAAGCGTCCAGCAAGCGGCCGGGTTTTATGACGCGCATTGCGCCTAACCAAAAGAACGGCCAGGGAAACAGAATGATTGAAGGGGATTTCTACCCGGCCTTTCTGTTCTTTGGTGTTCGTAAAGGCGCTAAACGCGAGCGAAGCCACCGGCGTGGCGGCAGTGGGGGCAATGGCTGGCGTATTGCACCACGTAATAACTTTATGATTCAGGCGCTCAATAAGAACCGTGACTGGACCCGATATTATTTGTTGCGTGAGTTAAGACAATCAGTTCGCCCGGTAAGGCAAAGAACATGAAGCTAACCCCGATTATCGCCGCACTCCGTGCCAGGGTACCTTATTTCGCAAACAGGGTAGCCGGCGCGGCGCAGTTTAAAAACCTTCCTGAGGTAGGCAAACTGGCGCTGCCTGCGGCCTACGTTGTCCCGGGTGATGACTCCCCGGCGGAACAGAAAAGCCTGACGGATTACTGGCAGGATATACGAGAAAGCTTTTCAGTCATTGTCATGGTAAGCAATTCCCGTGACGAGCGCGGACAGTTTGCCTCATATGACGTCGTTCATGATGTTCGCCAGATGCTATTTAAAGCATTGCTTGGCTGGAATCCTGAGCCTGACGGCAATCCCATAATTTATGACGGTGGGACGTTACTGGATCTAAACCGCCATGAACTTATTTATCAGTTCGATTTTATCGTGACAAAAGAACTCAGCGAGGATGATACGCGGCAACAGGATGAGCTGAACGCTCTTGATGAATTCAAAACACTTTCAGTCGACGTCGATTTCATTAAGCACGGTAACGGGCCTGATGGAAATATCGATCATCACACCGAAATAACCCTCAACCCCTGAGAGGATCCATGTTTGTAAAACCCAAAAAAGGGCGGTCAGTCCATGACCCCGCCCGCGGCGACCTGCTGCCCGCGTCCGGGCGAAACGTCGAAGAAGATCAGTACTGGTACCGTCGGGAACTGGACGGGGATATTGAAATTGTTCCGCCGGCAGAAGCGGCTGAACCGGTAAAACAGGTGGATAAAAAATGACGGTCTCAATGAATACCATCCCGTCCGATCTGCGCGTCCCGTTGTTCTATGCTGAGATGGACAACAGCGCGGCCAACACCGCGCAGACCAGTGCGCCGAGCCTGCTTATCGGGCATGCTAATACCGGTGCGCAAATCGTAACAAACCAGCTTGTGTTTATGCCATCGGCAGATTACGCCGTCCGCATGGCCGGAGCTGGCAGCCAGCTGGCTCGGATGGTGGATGCCTACCGCAAAACCGATCCGTTCGGTGAGTTGTGGGTCATTGCGGTACCGGAACCAGCCGCAGGCACTGCAGCAACGTTTACCCTGACGGTTACCGGCTCCGCCCTGGCCGCTGGCGTTATTACTCTCTATATCGGTAATCGTCGTATTCAGGCAGCAGTAAGCGCTGGTGATACCGTGGCGGCGATCGCGACATCTGTCGCCAGCGCCATCACCGCCGACGGCCTTACGCCGTTTAACGCGGCTGCGGCGGCTGGCGTGGTTACGTTAACCGCGCGCCACAAAGGCACCTGGGCCAACGATGCGCCGATTACGCTGAACTATTACGGTTTCAGTGGTGGTGAAGTTCTGCCGTCAGGCGTGAATGTGGCGATCGCGACCGGATCCGCGGGCACCGGCGCGCCAGTGTTAACAGGCACCATTGCGGCAATGGGCGATGAATCATTCGACTATATCGGTCATCCGTTTAACGATACCGCGTCGATTAACGCCATCAGCCAGGAAATGAACGACTCGAGCGGGCGCTGGAGCTGGCTACGCCAGATTTACGGGCACGTTTATACAGCGAAGATCGCAACCGTAAGCGACCTGATTACTGTCGGTGACATGTTCAACGATCCGCACTTAACCCTGGCGGGTTACGAAAAAGCCGTACAGTGCTGTGCCGATGAGCTGGCCGCCAGCCGCACAGCGCGTGCTGCAGTATTCCTGCGTATCGATCCGGCCCGGCCAACCCAGACCGGCGAACTGGTCGGTATGCTTCCACCACCTAACGGCAAACGTTTCATCAAAACTGAGCAGCAATCTCTGTTAACGCACGGCATCGCCACGGCGTATACCGAGGGTGGCGTGCTGCGCATACAGCGTGATATCACCACGTACAAGAAAAACGCTTATGGCGTTGCGGATAACAGCTATCTGGACAGCGAAACGCTGCATACCAGCGCGTATGTGCTGCGCCGCCTGAAGACGGTCATCATGAGCAAGTATGGCCGCCATAAGCTCGCGAACGACGGCACCCGCTTCGGGCCCGGTCAGGCGATCGTGACACCGGCGGTGATTAAAGGCGAACTACTGGCAACCTACCGCCAGATGGAACGTGAAGGTATTGTTGAGAACTACGACCTGTTCAAGAAATACCTGATCGTTGAGCGCGACGCCAATAATCCAACCCGCATCAACGTGCTTTATCCGCCTGATTACGTTAATCAGCTGCGTGTGTTTGCACTCCTCAATCAGTTCCGTCTCCAGTATCCGGAGGAAGCATAATGGCCAGAATTGCTGGTACCTGTTATTTCAAAATCGACGGTCAGCAGCTATCGCTGACTGGCGGGATTGAGGTGCCGATGAACACCGTCGTTAATGACGACATCATTGGTATGGAGGGTTCAGTTGACCGTAAAGAGACCCATCGCGCCCCTTACGTCAAAGGCACGTTTAAAGTGCCGAAGGATTTTCCGGTTAATAAAATAACCACTTCAGATCAGATGACCATCACAGCCGAGCTGGCGAATGGTCAGGTCTATGTACTGTCTTCCGCCTGGCTGCACGGCGAAGCGAACCACAACGCTGAAGAAGGTACGGCAGAACTTGAGTTCCACGGTGAAGAAGGAGACTACCAGTGATGGAATTGCAGTTAACCAAACCTATTACCGCTCATGGTGAGACCGTTCACGTTCTGGAGCTTTCAGAGCCGACGGGCAAAGACGTCCGTGAGCTGGGTTATCCCTATCAGATGAACCATGACGAGTCGATTAAGCTGCTGTCCGGTGTCGTCTCGAAATACATTGTACGCCTTGCGAACGTACCGCAAAGCTCAGTGGATCAGATGTCCCCTGCAGATCTTAATATCGCCGCTTGGATGGTGGCAGGTTTTTTCCTCCAGGCCTGACGGCTGATTACCTCACTGATCGCTTCTTCGATTGCGCCAGCTACTGGCGCATCAATCCCTTTGAAATGCTGAGCATGCCAATCAGTGAAATCCCGTTGCTGGTCAGTCAGGCAAACCGAATAGAACAGGAGAAGCGCCACAATGGCTAATTTTGAACTTAAGGCGCTAATCACTGGCGTTGATCGCCTATCTCCAACCCTTTCGCGTATGCAGCGCAATATTCGGCAGCTTCGTCGCGTAACTGAGCGTGAGTCTGAAGGTGCTTTAGGTCTTGCAGCGGGGTTGACCGCGGGCCTTGCGATTACCGGTCGTGCTTATGCACAGCAGGAAGATGCCGCCATGGGGCTAAAGGTCGCAATGACTGAGGCCAACGGTCAGGTTGGTGATAGCTTTGAAAAGATCAATAAGCTTGCGATTGGCCTAGGTAACCAGTTGCCTGGTACAACTGCCGATTTTCAGAACATGATGCAGATGCTGGTTCGTCAGGGTATACCTGCTGAGAACATTCTCGGCGGGGTAGGTAAGGCATCGGCATACCTCGCTGTTCAATTGAAGAAAACGCCGGAGGCAGCGGCAGAGTTCGCAGCCAAAATGCAAGATGCGACCGGCACTGCCGCGAAAGACATGATGGGATTATTCGACACGATCCAGAAGGCATTTTATCTGGGCGTGGACGACACAAACATGCTGTCGTTCTTTACCAAAACCAGCTCAGTCCTAAAGATGATTAACAAAGACGGCCTTGCCGCAGCGCGAAGTCTTGTTCCTATCGGGATTATGATGGACCAGATGGGTATGCCGGGAGAATCTGCAGGTAATGCTCTGCGTAAGGTAATACAGGGGGGGCTGGATTTGAAGAAAGTGGCAGCCGCGAATAAATTGATGAGCAGAAAGGGAATCAGGTTAAATTTCACAGATGGAAAAGGTTCGTTTGGTGGGCTTGATAACCTGTTTAAGCAACTTTCCAAGCTAAAGAGTTTAACTGATGTGCAGCGAACAAGGATTCTAAAAGATATTTTTGGTGACGACTCCGAAACTCTCCAGGTGTTGAATGCTCTTATTGATAAAGGTAAAAGCGGATATGATGAAATTCAACAAAAAATGAATAAACAGGCTAGCTTGGATAAGCGTGTTGAGATGCAGTTAAGTACGCTTACCAATCTCTGGGATGCCATGACCGGCACAGCCACCAATGGTCTAGCAGCCATTGGTGGCGCGTTCTCAGGGGACATTAAAAATTTAACGTCATGGCTTGGAGATCTGGGTGAGAAATTCACGGTTTTCGCTGAGGCAAATCCAAGACTAATTCGCAGTGCTGTTGGCCTTGCTGCAGGTCTAGCACTTGTAAAGTTAGGTTTTTTGGGGGTTGGGACTGCGTTAGGGATTGTTAGCAGATTATTAGCAATGTCCCCTTTAGGATTGGTTCTTACCGCAATAGGCTTGGCGGCTGGTCTCATTATTTCCAACTGGAAAGAATTTGCTCCTTTCTTCAAATCGCTTTGGGATACAGTAGGCCCATACTTTGAAAGTGGCTGGGCGATTATGAAGAAGGCATTTGACTGGTCTCCTCTTGGTCTTGTGATTAATAATTGGGGGCCGATTGTCCAGTGGTTCCAAGACATGTGGGCAAAATTAAAGCCTATTATTGAATGGTTCACTGACGGATCTTCTGAAACCGTTAACGCCATGAATGCCGCGCAGTGGGGGACTGGTGGGTATGGTGCCTATGGTACCGGGGTGCCAAGTCTTGGCTATAACCAGTACCAGATCAAACAAGCAGGTTCGGAAAAACCAGAGGGAAGAATTACTGTTGAGTTTAAGGGCGCGCCAGCAGGCATGCGGGTTACAGATAGTCGATCAAACGGTATAGATATTAACCATGATGTTGGATACACAAGTATTGGTCGGTTCGGGATGGGTGGTTGATTTTATTTGGTAGTAACATTTTGACATACAGTGTTAATATCTAATCCCTGTTTCTAATGGGTTTTAGAATATGTCATATATTGATTCTAATTTAATCGGCAATGAGCAAGTTATTTATCGTGGCAATGTTACTTTATGGGCTTGGTTTCCATGGATTTTTTGGGGAGTCCTCCTTGGGGTACCGACCTTATTAGGTTTTTTATTGATACCTCTCGGCTACTTCATTTTACGTTCTAATGAGGCAGCAATAACAAATAAACGGCTGATCGCCAAATCGGGTTTGATTAAGCGTGATACAGTTGAAATACCAATAAAAAAATTGTCCAGCTTGCAAGTTAGACAAGGAATTTTAGGGCGATTACTTGGCTATGGCACCTTGGTTATAAGTGATGCCGGAACAGCTCATGCGCCAATCCGTTACATTAAAGATCCCATGCGATTTCGACAGCGTTTTTTCGAGCTCCAGGAAGAAGCCGAAACAAAGTAAAGAAATTACAATCTCATTAACCCGCCTCGGCGGGTTTTTTTATATCTGGAGTTTATATGGCGTGGAAAGACAGGTTACAGGACGCCTCATTCCGCGGCGTGCCTTTCAAAGTTGAAGATGAAGGGTCCCCTGTGGGCCGTCGAGTTGAAACCCATGAGTATCCCAATCGCGATAAACCTTACACGGAAGATCTCGGAAAGGTAACCACTCGCCCGTCATTTTCAGCATATGTTGTCGGTGATGACTGTTACGACCAGCGCGATCGCCTCATCGAGGCGCTGAACAAACCCGGACCCGGTACGCTTATCCATCCTACATACGGAGAAATGAGCGTTTGTGTTGACGGGGAAATCCGCGTCAGCAGCACGAAAACTGAAGGAAGAATGGTTCGCTTTGACCTTAAGTTTGTCGAGGCGGGTGAGCTTTCATTTCCCACATCGGGTGCAGCGACTGCACAGATCCTGAATTCATCATGTTCGGCCCTGGATGATTGCATCACCGAAGGGTTCGAAGCGTTTGGCATGGATGGCATGCCAGATTTTATTCAGGGCGGCGTGGTTGAGCGGGCCAGCGGCATGCTGGGCTATGTTTCTGATGCTATGAAAATGGTGGACAGCTCGGTATCTGACGCCGCCAGGCTGTTGCAGGGCGATATCTCCGTTCTTCTTCCGCCGCCATCATCCGGTAAAGGGTTTGTCGATGCTCTTCAGAAAATGTGGCGTACCGGGAACAGGCTGTACGGCAACACTGGCGACATCATCAAGATGATCAAAACCCTTTCTGGCATCAGCGTGGGCAAGACCCTTGCGCCCCGCGGCGTATGGAAAACAGAAAGCCAGAGCACGAAGTGGCAGACAGAACAAGGCAATATCGTTGCCGGCGCGATACGCTCCACAGCACTGAGTGAAGCGGTCTACGCAGTATCGACCTTACCCACACCAGCGTTTGCTTCCCCTGCAGGACTTACCGGGCAAAGCCCGACCGTGGTGGCGAACGTGTCACACCCGGCACTGAGCAATACCCCTGCAAATACACCTAAACCAGATACGCCTTCCTGGGATGAGCTCACGGAAGTACGTGACACGTTGAATGTGGCAATAGAGCGCGAGATGACCCGGACCAATGATGATCGTGTTTTCGTTGCGCTCCGTCGTCTGAAAGCGGATCTGAATGCAGATTTAACCCAGCGACTACGGCAGGCTGACAAAACAATATCTGTTTTTCCTGTTGGTACAGAGCCTGCACTGGTGATGGCAGCACGCGTTTATGACGACGCCAACCGGGCAGATGAAATTGTTCAGCGTAATCGTATAGCGCACCCGGGCTTTATCCCGCGGCGACCATTGAAGATCACCACGCGCCAGCTCGCCTGGCCTATTGCTCAGATGGAAACAGAAGAGAAAGCTCTTTCGGTGACAACCAACGACTGGTTGCGGTGGGCAATAGCGGTTGAAAAAGCCTGTTCCTTAGGATTTTAGGAGAAAACATGTCTCAGTTTAGTGAAGGTGATGCGGCGATCACTCGCCTCACCGCAGCCACGGATGCCTTTGAAAAGGTGCTGACAGAACCGGAAGGGACGATAGTACCTATGCCTGTCGGGCAGCCACAGCCCAGCCTGGCTGAACGACTGAAGCGCGCTCTGGATGCGGTCACCGTGCAGCCAGCGCAGGCGGCAGCTCAGGCAGAAGCGGCAGCGCAACAGGCTTTACAGTCAGCCGCCGCCGCCGCACAGAGTGCCGCCGATGCTTCGAGCTCAGCCGCTGCCACAGGGTATGTCGCGCCGCCGTTCCCGGATGTATGGGCACCCGCGTCTGGGCATAATTATGAATGACATCGTTACGCTCAGGGTTAATGGTCGGGAGTGGGGCGGGTGGACATCGGTAAGGATCGGCGCTGGCATTGAACGGCTGGCGCGTGACTTTAGCGTTGAACTCACCCGGCAATGGCCTGGCGAGAACGGTGACGGTTCTCTCCAGCCTAAAGTAAAAAATGGCGACAAAGTTGAAGTTCTCATTGGCAGTGACCTGGTGATTACCGGCTGGGTTGAAGCCACACCTGTGAGATATGACGCAACGTCGATCAGTGTCGGCATCTCCGGGCGTAGTTTGACAGCCGATCTCATTGATTGCGCAGCTGACCCCACACAATTCAGCGGACAGTCACTCGTCCAGATAGCCGCCGCGCTGGCCAAACCATTCGGCATAGAGGTGGTAAACGCCGGGGCACCGTCAGGAGCTATTCCAGGCGTTCAGCCTGATCATGGCGAAACAGTGATCGAAGTTATCAATAAAATGCTCGGCCATCAGCAGGCTCTGGCTTATGACGATCCACGCGGGCGGCTTGTCATTGGCAGCATCGGTTCCAGCCGGGCGACAACAGCGCTGGTGCTGGGACAAAACATCCTGACATGCGATACAGAAAAGAGTATCCGGGAGCGTTTTTCCTCATATCAGGTGTCCGGCCAGCGCGCCGGGAACGATGATGATTTCGGTGCGGCCACAACCACAGCACTGAGGGCAAAAACAATTGATGCGTCTATTACCCGTTACCGGCCAATGGCTGTTCAGCAAACTGGCCAGGCAACTGGCGCCAGTTGTATAGCGCGTGCCGAATTTGAAGCGCGCCAGCGCGCAGCTCGTACGGATGAAACCACATACACGGTGTGGGGCTGGCGGCAGGGTGACGGAACGTTATGGCAACCAAATCAGAGAGTGATTGTTTTTGATCCTGTCTGCGGGTTCAACAATGCCGAGATGTTGATCTCGGAAGTTACGTTTTCAAAAGGCGTTAGCGGACTGGACAGTAACGGGACGATAACAGAGCTAAGGGTGGGGCCGCCTGATGCTTATCTCCCTGAACCTGAAGATCCTGATAAGCGCCGGAAGAAAAAAACCAGTGATGAGGCACCTTTCTGATGCGTGGATACCAGACTCTTCAGCGGCAGGTGCTTAACCTCATTTGCCGTGCTGTCGTAAAAAGTGTGGATGCCGTAAAAAAATGCCAGGTAGTGGATCTTGAACTCATCGCTGGCGAACCGAAAAGCAGCATCGAGCATCTTGAACCATATGGTTTTACATCAAAAGCAAAACCCGGTTCGGAAGCACTGGTAATTTTTCCTGATGGCGATCGTTCTCATGGCGTGGTGGTGGTTGTTTCTGATCGTCGGTACCGCATGAAGGGACTTGATGATGGTGAGGTGGCTCTTTATGACGATAAGGGTCATTCGGTCACACTCACCCGCGGCGGTATTGTTGTAAATGGAAATGGAAACCCAATCGTTTTCAAAAATGCTCCGAAGGCCAGGTTCGAGATGGATATTGAAGCGACGGGCAATATCAAAGACATGTGTGATTCAACCGGCACTAACATGGCTGAAATGCGACTTTCGTATAACGGGCACCACCATAAAGAGAACGGTCAGGGCAGTAATACAGACACACCGAATAAACTGATGGGGGCGTAGAAATGGAACTCTGGCTTACGGTCAATGGCCGTCGTGTCAATGCGAATGCATCGCTGGACCGTCTTACCCGCGCTGTCGTTATCTCTCTCTTCACCTGGCGGAGAGCAGATCCGGATGATGAGGCTGATGCGCCAATGGGGTGGTGGGGGGATACATGGCCGATCGCCCAGAATGACAGATATGGATCCCGCCTCTGGTTGTTGCAGAGGAAGAAACTAACGAATCAGACAGCACTTGCGGCCAGATCCTATATTCGTGAAGCGTTGCAATGGATGGTCGATGATGGACTGGTCTCGCGTATCGACCTGCTTATTCAGCGAACCGGCATCAACGAACTGGGTAACAGCGTAACGCTCTGGCGCCACAACGAACCCACCACTATTTCTTTTGATGATTTATGGAGTGCGATCATAAATGGCTGACAGTGAATTTCAGCGCCCGACACTTGCCGAGAATATCAGCATGCTGCGCACCGATTTATTCGCGCGTCTTGATGTCAGCGACCCGCTGAGGCGTATGGATGAGGATGTCAGGGCAAAGGTTTATGCCGCTGCGCTTCATACCGTGTATGGCTATATCGATTACCTGGCAATGAATATGCTGCCGGATTTATGTGATGAAGAATGGCTGTACAGGCACGCCGCCATGAAGCGCTGCCCCAGGAAAATGCCAACCATGGCGACTGGGTTTATGCGCTGGGAGGGGGTGACTAACGGTTTAAAAGTGCAGGCCGGTGCGGTGATTCAGCGCGATGATCTGGTTCAGTATACGGTTACCGCTGATGCAATCAGCGCTGGCGGAGTATTACGCGCGCCGATAGTCTGCAACACTGCCGGCGCGATCGGTGATATTGATGATGGCGAGGCCCTGTATCTGGTGACTCCTGTTAATGGACTTTCATCTGCCGGGATGGCTGACTCCGTTTCTGGCGGGTTTGATACCGAAGAGCTTGAGGCATGGCGGGCACGTGTCCTTGAGCGTTACTACTGGACCCCTCTTGGCGGCGCAGATGGTGACTACATTGTCTGGGCTAAAGAGGTGCCAGGCATCACACGGGCCTGGACTTACCGGCACTGGATGGGAACCGGAACAGTTGGCGTTATGGTCGCCAGCAGCGATCCGATAAACCCTGTCCCGGATCAGGTAACGGTCGATAAAGCGAAAGCGCATATTGAGCCACTGGCGCCGGTAGCCGGCTCCGATCTGTATGTGTTTGCGCCCGTCGGGTACAGCGTTGATTTTCACATCAGACTGACGCCGGACACGCAGGCGGTGAGGGCCGCCGTTACCTCAGAACTGCGTTCATTTTTACAGCGTGATGGTTATCCCGAGGGAGAACTGGAGCTGTCCCGTATCAACGAAGCGATTTCCATCGCTACCGGTGAACACAGCCACGTTCTTGTGGCGCCGGCGGCAAATGTGAAAATTGCCAGGAACGAGCTTGCTGTTCTCGGGAGTCTGTCATGGACATAACCGACGACGATTACGTAAATCTTCTTTCTGCTTTGCTTCCACCCGGGCCCGCATGGTCTGCAGACGATCCGGCAATTGCAGGCGCAGCCCCTTCACTTCGCCGGGTACATGAACGCGGCGATGCCCTGATGCTGGAGGTTGATCCCCGGACCACAACAGAATTAATCAGTCGCTGGGAGAAATGTTGTGGCCTGCCGGATGAATGTATCCCGTCAGGTACGCAGACCATCCGCCAGCGCCAGCAGCGACTGGATGCAAAGGTTAACCTTACCGGCAGCATTAATGAAGAATTCTACCTGCAACAGCTGGCGGCGCTGGGCAAACCTGACGCCACCATTACACGGTATGACAAAGGCCCGTTTAACTGCACATCGAAATGCACATCAGCCGTTTATTCAAACGAATGGCGTTATTACTGGCAGGTAAATATGCCTGCAGCCTCCAACGCCACATGGATGACCTGTACTGATAACTGTGAATCAGCGATCCGCACCTGGGGCGATACAGTTGCAGAATGCGTCATATCAAAACTTTGCCCTTCCCATACCTACGTAATTTTCAAATATCCGTAACCGGAGACATTATGCATCGCATTGACACACCTACTGCGCAGAAAGATAAATTCGGCGCGGGCAAGAACGGCTTTACTGCAGGAAACCCTCAGACAGGGACCCCTGCTACAGATCTTGATAACGATTATTTTGATATGTTGCAGGAAGAACTGGCGGGAGTGGTAGAGGCAACCGGCATTAGCCTGGACAAATCAAAACATAATCAGTTACTGACCGCCATGAAGGCGCTGCTGTTAAGCCGCGCGCATCCTTTTGCTGATATTAAAGCAGATGGAGCAGCAGCAGTAGCTGAGGCTATCGAAAACCTTGGTTTAAAAGAAGCGGCGAAACTGGGGGTAGCGACCAGCCAGCAGATGCAGACCGGGACAGCAACAAACTTATTGCCAACAGTCGCCGCCGTCATGAGTCTTTTCAGCAGGCGGGCATTTGGACAAAACGATTTTGTTCGCATTCCAGATGTGCCTGGCGGTTTGATCATTCAATGGGGGAAGTCGGGCGGCGCTGATTCAACTGGACTAATTAAAGTCAATCTGCCAACCACATTTACAAATTCGTTTCAAAACGCACAGGCTATCTATTTTTCGGCCAACCGCCGCAGTATTAGCGCGCAGGTTGCCAGCCTTACCGCAACAGAGCTGCAACTCTGGGCCAGTTATCCCAACACTGATACACCTGCGTCGGGAGCGTCGCTGTGGTGGATTGCGATCGGGAACTAAGGAGAAAACGCGATGGTTTATTTTATTCCCAGCACTCTGGGATTTATTCCTGAAAACTGGAAATCTGACGGCACTTATTCAGATAACGAATGGCCTGAAGATGCGGTTTTGCTCTCAGATAGTGAGGTTTTAAAATTCTGGAAAAAGACTCCGCCAAATGGAAAAACATTGGGCGCTGCTAACGGTCGTCCAGTATGGGTTGATCTACCTGAGCCTGCCTATGCAGAGCTATTGAAACTTACTGAACAGCAACGCCAGCTTTTAATTAATGACGCTATGCAATCAATTGCAGTAATTCAGTTAAAGCTACAGGCAGGACGAAAACTCACGTCAGATGAGACTGTAAAACTCAATTCCACGCTGGATTATATCGACGCGGTGGAAGCTACAGACACTTCCACCGCACCAGATGTAAAATGGCCTTTTCTTATGACTTAAACGGCCATTAGATATCGGGTGCTTTTATGCGACTTAATACCGCAGCAGCACCAGCGATAGACTGGCCTGTTAATCCGGGAGAACGGGCCAGCTTATATCCGGTGCGGTACTGGTATCTGTTGCTGTTACCGCGTCGATATAGTCCACCCAGGCATTCAGGCTGACGGATTCCGCATCCGTCAGCTTGCGTCCCATCAGCAGCTTTGTCTGCCAGACGACAATCCGGCTGGTTGCCGCATCAATACGGGCGCGTTTAACTGCCTCAGCCTCTGCGACTGATTCATCGTGAGATTTTACCGGCTCTGGAACAGCCGGAACCGTGAAAGTACCATCAGCATATAACCAGCCAATTCCAACCCCATCAGAAGCCGGTATGGCGACGCCATTATCAGGCGACCATTCTGACTCGCCATCCCATAAGACGACATTTACAACGGTATTATTTTTTATTACTGCGTATGTTTTGCTCATCACATCACCACTCAATAATCACCAGACCGGGCGCGCCTGCGCCGCCTGCGCCGCCATTTCCACTCGCAGCTGTATATGACCCGCCTCCCGCGCCACCACCGGCACCATAACCATTTGCTGATTTTCCATCCATACCACCCTCCCGACCGCCGCGACCAGGACATCCAGCACCACCAAAGATGCTATTACCCCCTGCGCCGCCATCACCCGAAGCATTGCCCGCGGTTGAATCAGAACCATATCCGCCGTCAGGATACCCGATGCCTCCTGGAGATCCTGCGGCATTACCCGATATCCGATTTATGCCACCCTTTCCTCCTTTCCCACCTGCCAGTGTTAAGAGGTTTCCAACGACAGTATTACCGCCATCACCGCCGTTTCCGCCGTCCTGGCCTGTAGTGCTTTTAGTGCCAGGAGTACCGCCCGCACCGATTGTTACAGGAATAATCATTCCGGGAGTGACCGCGAATTTTTTTCTGATGACTGACTGACCGGCACCTCCGCCTCCACCGCCAGAGCCAACAAATCCATTGCCAGCAGCCCCTGCACCCGCACCGCCGCCACCGCCAGGAGCACAGCCTGATAAATAGATTTCTGTTACCCAGTCGGGAACAGTAACGGACTGGGAAGATGTGACAACGGCAAAGCGCGCTTCTTTTAAACCAAGGTTTTTTGGAATCTCGTTTCTTTAAATGCCATTTCTAATCAGGTTGGCCATGCAAGAAAATCAGCTGCACTACCGTCATGAATGACCGTGCTCGATACAATGCACATTTGAAATTCAACGGATGAGGAATGGTGAAAATGCTGGTTGGCTACGTAAGGGTGTCAACAAATGACCAGAACACGGCGCTACAAAAAAACGCGCTTGAATGCGCAGGATGTGAGCTGATTTTTGAAGATAAAATAAGCGGGAAAACATCAGAAAGACCTGGATTGAAAAAGCTTCTGAAAGCACTGTCGCCGGGTGACACACTAATAGTCTGGAAGCTGGATCGGCTTGGGCGCAGTATGCGCCACCTTATCACACTGATTGAAGAATTGCGTCAGCGCGATATTAACTTTTGAAGCCTGACCGACAGCATCGACACATCGTCACCAATGGGCCGTTTTTTCTTTCATGTCATGGGCGCGCTGGCGGAAATGGAAAGAGAACTGATTGTTGAGCGAACCAGGGCGGGATTAACCGCTGCACGCGCCGAGGGAAGAATTGGGGGGAGAAGACCAAAACTCACAGATGGTCAATGGGCACAAATTGGCAGGATGATTACCGCAGGGCATTCAAGAAAAGAACTGGCTATTATTTTCGATATAGGAGTCTCCACTATTTATAAGTATTACCCGAAAGTAAATCTAGTCATGCGAGAATAA